ACGAAAAACTTTCCGTTCTCTGGATTGATTCCAGCAAAAATTGCTGGAGCTCCATCCCACTTAACAGTAATATTGGTTTTCTTTTTTCCACCTGATAACATATTTTTCAAGGAATCTAAAAACCTTATTACTGTTGTCGCACCTTCGACACCATTGTTGATGATCTCATCCTCAAGGTGTTCCATGTGCGTATTTTTATCTTCATTTATTAATTCTTTAAACTTTAACATAATATTTATTTAAATCTTTCTAATTTACACATTGGACAATCATCAACATCCAATGATCTAAAAGGACATATTCTATAATGGTCAAGGCTTGAAGCTATTTTAGTATTCAAAAGAGAATTATCTGAAACAGCTTCTTCATCTTGTTTTGCTTTCTCTATAACATCAGAAAACATTTTCTTTATATCATTCATAAATTATAAAACCATTTTTAAATTTGCATATTACTGGTACAATAACCTGTAGCAACATTCAAAGCTCCACATTGAGTAGAATCCGTATCTGTTGTAAATGAATGTTTTTGAACTGTCGCAATATACGCACCACCAACATTACCGCCGGCAGTATATCCATGTGTTGTTGATGAAGTGCCACCACCTGTATACACGGTTTGTCCAGTCATTAGAACTGATGGTGCAGTTGCTGTACCTTCTGATGCAAAACTAAATTTTTGAATATTTGCAGTAACAGACCATCCAGTACTAAATCCACCTTGAATATAACCATGTGTAGTAGAATTTGAACCAGTAGTATATGAAACTACTTGAGCCAAATCACCACATTTAACAGAATTTCCTTCTGATGCGAAAGCCATTTTTTCAACATCAGTCTGGTTGTCGAAATTACCCCCATAATTATATCCACCAACAATATATCCATGTGTTGCTTCTGACCATCCAGCGTTTTGATATAGACCAGTTGGAAAAGCAACATTTCCAATATTAACAGCTGTACCAGTGCTCTCATATGCAAATTTTTGAATTATATCCCAATTCTCATTAGGACTTCCCTTATGTCCACCAGCAACATAGCCATGTGTTTCATTACCAAAACCAGCAGCAGCAGTATTTGCACCTGCTCCAAGATTTTTGCCAGTATCAACAGCATCAGTTTGAGAATCCCAAGAATATTTTTGAATGGTAGCTATCTGAGCACTTCCAGTCCATCCACCAGTCATAAAAGCATAATTAGAACTACTGTGTCCTGTCGCAACCGTTACAGGGCCTATTAAACTGCCAACATCACCCATAGTATTATCATTTACAAACGAAAATCTTTCAATAGAATCAGCAATTGCTGGAGTAGAACCACCAGAAGCATAACCATATTGTGTTCCTTGAAATGTCCAAGTTTCAACAGATTCTACTGTTTCATCACCACTAACTACTTTCCAAATATTCTCATCAGTAGTAGCATCCATACAAGTAAACATTTGGCCATCAGTTGTATTTACCCAAAGTGTACCAACACCAGTTGCTGGATTAGTATCTATTTCTGGATCATTTGCTGATTTTAAAAACATTTCACCAGATGGAGGCAAACCTGTTAAATTAGTTGCATCCAATGCCGGAAGTGTGCCGCTCACTTTAGATGCATCCATTGTCTCAATCATTGTATCTTGTGCTTTTGTAAATGGCATTTGTTTTTCCTTTTATTAATTTTTTTGGTATTTAAATTCACTATCTAACAAGAATTACATACCTATACTTACTATATTTATAATACTTTTAAGGTTAGTTGTAATTCTGTTTGATTAAAAATTCGGGCAATTTCCATTCAACTTTATCAATATCTATATTATAATGGCCCAAAGCACCACAAAAATTGCAATATTCTATACCTATATCATAATCCAAAGTAGTCGTATTTACGCGATGTTCACAAAGTTTCTTCATTACAGGTTTATCTTCATCAATCTTATTAAACCACCCATCAGAAATTGTTAAATCATCCATATTTAGCCTCCTTATGATTATATTACTATTTATATATTCCAATCTTCATATGATTTTTCAAGTCTTTTTGAAGGTTTAATTTTCAATGTATAAGGATTTGCACTTGTGTTAGCATCTGACTTTTTCTCATAATATTTGTTACTTCCATCATTTGCAAGAGCAGGTTGGTCATTTTCCTCAATATCCATTAACATCATTTTCTTCTTAATAACATTAACTAAAAACTTAGAATTAATAGAAATATCACTATAACGATTCTTCAACTGCTTAAACAAAATCTGATTATTAGTACCAACTCCATCATCTTTTGCTATAATTGCAAGCATTAAATCTGCTGTTGCTGGTAATCCAAAACTTTCAGATGTATTAGATAAATCAGGATCAGAACTTGTGAATCCTTCCCGATTTAATTGGGAACTTGTAATGATAGGTACATTACATTCAACTGCTAAACCACGCACTTCTTCAGCAATCGACTTAATGTAAATGTAGGTATTCATATTTGCAGCCCACTTGACTCTACTGGACGCACAAATATTTAAATAATCCAGAATGATAACATCTGGTGTGAAGTCTTTTTTAATTTTCAATTCTCGTATCAATGCACGAAAATTTCCAACATGGGCTCCAGCTGTTGGATATTCCTTAACAACTAATTTCCCAATTTTCATTTCCTTTAAATTTTTCTCAAACGTATCTTTGGGCATTAAATGCAAATCATGTAATTCGGTGTCCATCAAATTTGCATCAACTCTTTCTGCAATTCTTTCTTCAGCCATTTCCATTGTAATATATAAAACATTCAATCCCTGTTTTAAATATTGTGAGGCCAAATGAGTTTTTACTAGAGTTTTACCAACACCAGTTCCACCCAATAAAACTGTAAGAGTTTTTGGAGAAATACCACCATTAGTAATCTTATCAAGCATAGTCATTTTGAAAGGAATTTTAGTTTCCTTTTGATGATAAAAATTCCATCTATCTTCACCATCTTCCAAATAATTATGTCCAACACTTTTATCTAATGAAACTGCTAATGCTTCTGTAAGAATTTCTGGTATTATATCTTTAGACTTTTTTTTTTCTTTACCTTCTAAGATTGAAATACTTTCAACAATACCATTATATACTGCTTGGTCTTTTGCCCACTTCTCTGTTTCTTTAATTAACCATTCTTCATCACCAAGAACACCATTTAATTCTTTAAGAATCTCATTACATTTGTTAAATGTAGCTTCATTCAAATCTTCTCTATTAGATAAACTAACAGATAATGTTTTTCTTGTTGGAGCTTCATTAAACTCAGCAATATGTTTTTGTATTTCTATAAAGATTTGTTTCTCAGCATTTTCTTTGAAATATTCTGGTTTTAAAAATATACCAACTAGACTACAATAGTTATCATTACATATAAGATTTTCTAAAATCAAATGTTCAAATCGCATATTATCCTTTCATCAAAATATCAATTATTAATTTCTTTTGTTTATCTATATCTACTTCCAAAAAAGGTTTATAATTTAACGCCATTTTTTTATAATCATTCCAAATAGGGTCTTTTAAATACTTATCTAATTCTGAAATAAAATCTAATATCATATCTAATACAACAAATGTTTCCAATGATATTCTATTAGAAAGACACAATTTCAAAATATATGGATGATTCATACTTTTAGTACTGAATATCTCATCAAAGCTTATATTATATTCTTTCATACACTTTTTGACTTCTTCAATGTCTTGTTGAATATGAAAGTCAAAATTATTCATTCTCTCTTTATATTCATCATATAAGTCTGTATCAAACTGTGATGGATATTCTATACCATGAGTAAATTGAGATAAATAAAAAAATATTAAAGCTTCTCGATTTTTAAATGTTTTACCTAAATCTTGAAATATTTTTCTTTGCATAGAAAAGTTACCATTCTTTTCTAATTTTGCAAAACTTTTTTCCATAGAATCTATATTATTCCAATTACCTTTTCCATTATACTTAAAATAATCATAACCTTTTGTTCTTGTAAAATGAGCGTTCAATCCCTGATAAACTACCCATGCATTAAATGTACTTTCTATATCACTACTTGCCATCATTTTAATACAGTTCTCACATATTCAATAAAAGTTTTTGATTCACTTACCACAGCTTCGTCAACGTCATAATATGATAAGCAGTAAATTCCACCTACAATAATAATACCAACAATCATCCATAATACTTTTAAACAAGTCTCATTCTTCAACATCCTGTTCTCCCTTTTTGGAGCCATAATTAAACTCTTGAAATACAGCTTCTTCAAGTTGTTTCATTATATCCTCTGTAAAGTATTTTTCTGGATTCTTGATAATTGCCTTTTCAAACACTTTTGTTCCATCTGGCATTTCATATCTAGTCGAAACCTTTTTAAAGATTTCATATTTTTCAGCAATCTCAACTAATCCAAAATATTTGTCTAAACCAGTTTGGTAATCAAGCATTGTTTCAATAACTGATTCTTCTTTTGTAAATCTCCCCTTGACTAATTTACATTTAACAATATTACCCATCACTTCAGTACCCTCTTTAACTTTTCTTTTTCCTAGAGTAACAATTACTGAAGCTGCGTACTTAATTCCACCACCACCAGAAATCTCTTTTGATGGGAACATACTCCCAACTTTATCGTAAGTATGATTTGTGATAATAAGTGGAATGTTCTTACTTGCTAATTTAATTGCTAATGTTCTGAATGTTCCCCTAACAACAGGAGCCCTAGTCATATCTCTTTTATCAGAACCACTAGCAGAATCTTCCATTTCTTTCTTTGTTGATAAATTTCCTAGAGAATCCAAAAAGATCATAACCTTATGATCCTTCGGAACTCCCTCTATAACTTTGATGCATTGTGTTCTAAATTCTTCTACCGTAGCAACTGGAAATACAATAAACCTATTCGGGTCTAATCCCCTATCTGTTATCATTTCTTTAGTCAATGCACCTTCACTTTCAAAATATAATATAATACCATCTTTATTATTATCCAAGAAATTCTTAGCTATACTCAATGCAAAAAATGTTTTGCCTACTGATTCCTGTCCAGCTAAACACGTTATCTTATTTGATGGAACTCCACCATACAGAGAACCACTTAATAATGCATTTAACGAATAACTGCCAGTGTCCACATAAGTAGAGCAATCACCAAGAATACCAGCGGATACAACCGACGCCATAGCATTTTCAGACTCCTTGATTAATTGTTTAACTAAACTATTTACTGCCATTATCTATCTCCTTTCATAATATAACACACCTCATACTTATCAAGATGCATATTATTTCTAGTAACTTCTTGAGGTGGCAATATTTTAATTTCATCAATTAAATTAAATTTTTCTGCTGCAATTTTTTTCATATCATTACCCATTTCATACCCTCTACAAAACCTTCCCATTATAAAACAAAACATTCCATCTGATTTTAAAACTTTATGACATTCATTAACTGTTTTTCTCCAATATAAATCTAACCATTCTTCATACGTTTGATATAAAGTAGTTGATTGTAAATCACTACCACCATAAAGCTCTAAATCATAATAAGGCGGACAAAAGAATACTGTATCATAATTATTATCAATAACCTCAGTCATATTTTCAGATGGTACACAAAATGTTTTTAAATTGTATGGGGGTTTAATGCCAGATAACTTACGAAAAGGCTTATCTACATAATCATTAAAAATATCCTCACAAACATTTAAAACTGCTTGTTGAACATCAACTATATGAATATCTGAATATTTTTCTTCATTCAAAGTAGCTATAATAGGACTACCCCACGAAGCAGATGGAATAAGTATTTTACATTTATTTTTTTTTTCTAAATATCCATTTACCTTATTTAATAACATATTATAAATTACTGGACTAAAAATAGACATTTGCCCAGAAATAGTTTTCATTGTAACCACAAACGTATCATAATTTCCATTATAAGAATCTTTAAAAACAGATGGCATTGTTATACATCTATCTATCTTACCAAGTTCAAGTGCATCTTTATATATATTTTTTATACTTTTACCATCAAATGCTCTACAATCTAAAATACTTGGTAAATTTATATTTTTTATATACCTAGAATTATTCGATATATGTATTATAGAATCTTTTATATTTTTTATATTTTGTATTGGTACTTCTTCATGTACTGATTGTGTATTATATGATAATCTTTTTCTAAAATATACTTTAAGTGGCTCGTCATTATGAATGAAATCATAACACCATTTATAAAATTCTTCTTTTGTTTTTAAAGACTTTATCCTAATATCATCAAATTCTAATTTATCCCACAAATTGCTTATTTGTTTTGTTTGAACAAAATCTTTAAAAGATAATGGATTTATATCTTTTCTTACAAGATTAATAAACTCATCTTCTATATAAATCTTCACAACTTCACCTAAAAAATGATTCTAGCGAACCTATGTTTTGATTTTCAATACTTTTATCCTCATTATCCGTAGCACCCCGCTTTTTGCAAAAAGTTTTTTGCCTCCTGCTATTGCCAGACCTTAGTATTTTTTGCATATTGTTAAAACTGGTAAATTTACCAAATTGTTTATAATATTCTATTGCTGCCCGTGAATTACCAGCCGCTGTTACATACTCTAAATTATCTGGTCTATTATTTTTTTTATTATGGTCTTTATGATTAATTTGATAACTATCCCAAAAAAAATCTTTAAGCTTTTCTTTAACGGTTTCTGGTATTTTTTCCCAATCTTCTTTTGATATACCTTCGGGAATTGGCATATCAATCAATGTATGTGCTACTAAAATATGTAATGCAATGCGACGAGCTCGTCTTCCATTTTTCCGTGGAAAACGTAAATCATGCATATGAATCATTATATAACCATAATGATCTTCCGTCCCTTTCATTTTTTTTGGTGTTTTCCTTCTGAAAGACCACAACTCACCAGTTTCATCATCAATTCCGTAATCATTAAATTCTAAATTTTTATATTTTACTGGACTTATAATTGCCATATTTTCACCCAAAAAATGATTCTAACGAACTCATATTCTCTGACTTCCATCCAATAACATCCAATATATTCTTAATTGGCTGCAGAAACGATTTATCGAATTGTAAATCATAATCTATATATTTCTCTAAACCAAACTCACTCGGCAAGACGGTTGCAATAGCAATCACATTCTCACCGAGTATGTTTGGCTCTTTCAGATATGCAAACTTAATCTTTTCTCCATCACGGATTAGTTGATATTTCTTTACTAAGTTTTTCTCCTTTAAATGATGGTTATACAATAAAGTACCCCTAACGTGTATTGGAGTAGCTTTAATGTAAATATCCTTTGAAGATTTATATTTACTCAAACCTTTGACTGATCTTGGAAATGCAATATCACTAAACTTCAAAGTCTTGAAAGTTTCTCTATAATCTTCAATAGTTTTTATTACTGTCTGCTCATCTGTATTGATAATTGTCTTTATCAACGATTGTATGTTCTCCCGACACCATTGAGGGGTAGAACT